AGCGCCTGCTCGATCGCCTCGCGGACCCGCGGGCCGCCCGCCTCCGCCGGGCCGGTGAACCAGCCGGGCGTGACTTCCTGCCGGTACCAGTGCTCCCGGTCGCCCCAGAGGGGATGATGGAGTTCGCCGGCGTCCAGGCTGCGCAGCTTCCGGGTCTTGACCCTGGCCTGCCCGGTGACGGACACGCCCGGGTCGCGCTCGCCCGTGCGGACGTTGACGCCGAGCCGCAGGTCCGCGTCCAGCTCTGCGGCGTACCGGTCGGGCAGGTGCGGCTTGAGGCCCTCGCGGATCTGCTCCTGTACCGGGTCGACGGCGTCGCGCATCGCCTTGGTGACCTCCCGGAGCAGCTCCGTGTCCCCGGCGCGGCGCAGCCGGAAGGCCAGCGCCTCCAGCTCCGCCGCCGCGTCAGCCAGGCCCGCCATCAGGTGTTGATGCCGCCCCACTGGGTGTACCGCACGATAGGTCCGGCTGCGGCCCAGGTCGCCTTGAAGTTCACGGGGCCGGAGACCGCGCCGTCGGCGCTGAAGTCGACCAGCACAGTCCCGTAGAAGTACGAGCTGGGGTCGTTGGTCGCGTCCCAGTAGAGGTAGAAGTTGCGACTGAGCCCGTCTGAGGCGGCGACGTACGTCTGTGACGTACCGGCATCAAGGAAGCCGCTGAAGTCTCCTGATGCATCTGGGAGCCCTCCGACATATGTCTTGTTAGCGTCGGAAAATGCGGTCACTTCGTCGCGGTCCGAGGCCTTGTTGATGGACCAGGCCGCCTGGAACGGCAGCGGCACCGCCACGGCGCCGTTGGTCGCGCCGAGGTAGATCTGCCCGTTCCGGCCGTGCCGCCTGTTGGATGGCATCTGTTTTCTCCCCTACATTCTGACGGGCTGCCGGCTGAGCAACCGGAGCAGTTTCTTGGCGTGCTCGGTGAACGTGCGCCCCTCGACCGCCGCGCGGGCCTTATCCGCGGCCCCGGCGCGCTCATCCGGGTGGGCGACCGCCCAGCGGATGAGCTCCGACGCCTCGGCCGGGCTGGTGAACGACGGCAGCATGGGGAACAGCTCGTCGGACTCCGGGCGGGGGTCCCGCGCGAACCACAGCCCCGACGCGGCCATCTCGATTTCGCGGGGCCCGCAGGCCCACCCCTCGCCCGCGTGCCCGTCCTCGGATTCGGTCCGGTAGACGTTGATCCCGGTGCGGGCCCGCCGGTAGATCCCCGCGACCTCGTGGTTGTCGACGCAGTCGCCGGTGTCGTCGGTGATGGCGGTCCAGTCGCGGAGCGGGGAGTCATCGGGGAGGTCCATCCACAGGCCGCCCAGGCGGACGTTCAGCCCGGCCAGGTCCATCTGGTGGAAGAACCGGACCCGGCTGGGGAACCCGGTGCCGACGAACGCCAGGTCGTACTCCGGCTCGGTGCCGGGCGCCGGCGGGTAGTGGATTTTCTCCCGGTACGCCTGCGGCATGTACTCGGCCGGGCCGGCCTGCCGGTACGCGTCAAGGTTCACCGGGTCGTTGAGCAGGGTCAGGTCGGCGTAGGCGGCCGCCTTCAGCTGGAAATCGTCCTGGTAGGGCGATTCGGTCATCAGCATGACGATCTTGTGGCGGCGGTCGCGGAGGATCTCCAGGAGCCACGGCTGCATGAAGAACGCGGAGGTGCACAGGATCACGTCGGGCCAGAACCGGCTGGCGGCGGCGAGGATCGGGTCGAGGGCGAGGCGGCTGGCCTGCTCGCGGTCGAGGTACTTCCGTACCTCGCGGCAGCCGCAGGGCAGGGTCCGCCCGGTTTCGGCGAGCGCGGAGTTGAAGAACTGCAGGGCCGCGTCGAGGGGGTACTCCTCAACTGTCTCGCCGAGGCCGGTGAGGGCCTCGGACCAGCCGTTGAACACGTCAGCGACGGACCAGGACGGCCCGGGGTGGATCAGCAGCCAGCGCACAGGGCATCACCTCCTGCGGTTAGCCCCACGGGGCGGAGTAAGACACGCGGTAGGCGCACATGACGACGACCCCGCCGGCTGACTGCCGGTAGATGAACCGGCCGTCGGTGGTCCCGTCGAACGTCAGGTGGGTGACTGTGGCCTGCGCGGCGGCGTCCTCGGCGGCGGCGAGCAGCGTCTTGACGCGGGCCCGCCGCCCGGCGATGTCGCTGGCGTCGCCGGTCTGGGAGACGATGAGGCAGTTGACGGACCCGGTCTCGTCCCGCCCGGTGGTCGTGTCGGCCCACTGCTGCAGGTAGGTCCCGGCGAGGGCGGTCGCTTCAAGGGTGCCGTCGGGGGCGATGGTGCCGTCGTGGCCGACGATCAGGAAGTCCTGGTCGGCCGCACCGGACGGCTGGGCGCCGTCGTAGACGGGGACCCCGGACAGCCCGGCGGCGGCGTTGTAGGCGGCGAGGAGCGCGGTCACGGCGTCAGCGAACCGGGTGACGCTCATTTATCCTGACCTTGAGTGGTCAGGCCGAAGCAGTATCGGCGGGACTGCGGCATGGGCGCAGCGCGGTGCAGAGCCAAGCGGGCCCGATGCGGTGCCCGGGATGTGCACCCGTGAACAGGAGTACCTGAGGCGGCCCGGTGCTACCGGGGGTTCGACTCCCCTCGCCTGGCCGCTCACAGGTACGCCTCGGACAGGAACGGCACGCCGCCCTGTGAGCCGCTGAGCATCTCGGCGGCCAGGTTCGGGACCAGGAACCCGAACCCGGGGACCTGGGTCATCTCCCCGCCGCCCATCGGCAGGGCCGCCGGGCCGCGCTGGCTGTTCCACAGATGCTGGATGACGACCCGGGCGAAGCTATTGAACGCCGCCGGGACACTGGTGCCCCACCCGGCCACGTACGTCACGGTGCACTGGGGCAGCCAGGTGAAGAACGGGCCGTAGAACGGCAGGCCCAGCTTCCGGCGGATGGTTCCGGCGTTGACGTCGAGGTCGAGGCCGCCGGAGATGTCGATGGCGCTCCCGGACGCTGACGCGATCGAGGTGACGGAGACGAGGGGCCGCTGCCGGACCAGGATCACGGTCTGCTGGGCCATCATCTCGGACCGCTCGACGACGACCCGGTTGACCAGCGGCCCGCCGGTGGCCCGTTCCAGGCTGGCCTCGATGGTGGCGATGTAGGAGGCGATCTCGGCGTCGGACGTGGTGGTGGCCTGCGGGATGTTCAGGGCGTCCTTCGCGTCCTGCAGGGGGAGAACGCTGGTCTCGAAGGGGTCGAAGACGTCGAACTCGCCGATGCTGACCCCGGCGCCGGTGCCCGTGCTGGTCCAGGCGTACTGGTAGTGGCCGGTGACGGCCAGATCAGTGACGGGGATGTCCTGATGGTAGGTACCAGTGGAATCATTGGTCGGGCTGGCGTAGGTGCCCGTGGTCGCTTGCGTGCCGTCAGCCTGCGCCAGCTTCACGACCAGCGTGAGCGTGGTGGCGTTGACCAGGGTCCCGGTGACGTCCCGGACGGTGGTGGACAGGCGGATGGGCTGGCCGCTGGGGTATCTAGCCACCCGGGCCTCCTGTCCGCTGGTCTGTCGCTGTGAGGGTGCTGCGCGCCGCCGTGCTGGCCGTCAGGGCGCTGGACGCCCCTGCGGCGGTAAGGACGCTGCCCGGCTTGTCCGCGGCCGTCAGGGCGCCCACAGTGAACGGCGGCGGCGGCGGGATGAACGGCGCCCCGCTGATCACCGTGGTCGTGGGCGGGGGCCGCACCTGCGTCATCACCACGACCGGCGGCGGCGTCGTCAGGACCGGCGGGTCCGCGAGGGTGTTCCGCAGGATGACCGGGGGCTGCGCGGCGGCGAGCTTGACGGCCTGGGCGACGACGACGGGCTGCGGGGTGACCTGCGCCGGGGCTGCCGCGGCGGGTGCCGGGTTGCCGGTGATGACCGCGGCCTGCGGGCGCCCCCATCCGGTGACCGCGGTGGCCATCACCACGACCGGTGCCGGGGTCGTGAGCACCGGGGCGTCGGCGAGGCTGCCGCGGCCGGTCAGGGCCTGCTGCGGCGGCACCGCGGGCGGCTGGGTCCAGGCGACTACGGGGGCCGGGGTCGCCTGGGCGGCCGCCGCGGCGGGGATGAGCGGCGCCGAGGTGATGACCGCCGGGCCGGGCCGCCCCCAGCCCGGGGTGGCCGCCGCCGGGACGACCGCCGGGGCGGGCGTGGTGAGGACCGGCGCGTCGGCCAGGGAGTTCCGGGAGACGGCACCCGGGACCGGGATCCCGAATCCCGGCGCGGCCGCGGCCGGGGTGATGACCGGCGCCGGGGTGGTCGCCGGAGGTACAACGGCCGCGACGACCGGTGCCGCGCTGATGACCGCGGGTCCGGGCCTGCCGTGGCCCGGGGTTGCCGCGGCGGGGATGACCAGCGGCGCGGGGGTGGTCAGGACCGGCGCGTCCGCGAGGGAACTGCGGGTGATGACCGGCG